GCGGCGAGGGCGGCGTTGGCCGCCGCAAGCATCGTAGCCTTGGAGGCCGCGAGGGTCGCAGGGGCAACGTTCGAGATAACACCAGAGGTGTTGCCGTCGCCCGTGAGGGCCTTGACTCGGTTCACTTCGGTGCCCTGATGACCATCGTACAGGGTGTAGGTAGCCACGCCGGTAGTCGGGTGGACGGATTCCTTGATGCCGTACGGATTGACGCCAGCATGCAGGAACTGGGTCGGGATGAGCGCGAGCTTACCGAAATCGCCCTCGAAGTAGTCAACGGACGCCTTGATGGTGTCAGCGTTGGCATCTCGGGTAGAGCGGATGCCCGACGGAGTAGCACCGCCAGCGGCGGCAGGAGCACGGGTCGTGTAGACGAGTTCCGTGAACTGACGCTTCAGCTTCGTGCCGACGACGGCTTCATGGTTCTTGAACTGGCCGGTCTGCTCATAGACGGAGGTCATGAGGTCCTGAACAGTATTCTCGGTGCGGGTTTCAACGGAAGCACCAGTACCGATGATGGACGATTCGGGGGTGACGAAGTTTTCGTCGATGGCACGAATCTGCTGCTGCTGGACGCCGTACTTGTCCGTGTTGTACAGGGCGGTGGCCTTGTCCTTCTTAATCCAAGCCGTGAGGCATCGGGTGCGGTAAGGAGTGGTGCCATCGTCGAGGGCGGGGAGGATGTCCGAGGTGAAGGTGATTTCCATCGAACGCTTAAGGTCGATGGTGGCCTTCGCCAGCTGACGGGACAGTTCATCCTTCACACCAGCGAGGTTGAGGATGTCCTGAGTCAGGTTGGAGACGTGGACGGCGCGACGGAACATGTGGATGTTGTTTTCCACTTCCGTGCGGTAGCCGATGGTGTACTGCTTGAACTCGCCACCACCGAGACCGGCGTTGGCACCGGTCAGGTTGTTGGGGTCAACATCCTTGCCGTCAAGGATGCCGAGCTCGACGGACGGGTCCGGATTGCGGTCAACCTGCCAGCGGAACGTGGTGTTGCCGGGCTTGGAGCCGCGTCGGGCCATCGAGGAGATGGGGGTCTCCTTGGCATCGACGTTGGTGATGAGGTCAGAGAGCTCCTCGCGGATACCGACTCGGGCACCGGTGAGAGGACGCTGATTCTGGAACTGGGACTCGAATAGGGAGGCCATAGTGATGATGATTAGGTCTCAGATGAACTTGTTTCGGAACACTTCAGAGAGGTCATCGAGGGATGAGGATTGCCTGTACCTGCTTTCCGCAAGCTTGGCCTTCACGACATCGGGCTTTTTGGCCGACGACGATGGGGCGTAACTAGAGGTTGGCTGGACAGGGACGCGCTGACTGACACCACTATTGGCGGCTTTCTTCTGGCTCTGGTATGATGCCATGCCCGAAGCGAGGTGGGCGGCGTAGATTTCGTAGTCGGGGTACTTCTTAATCTCAGGAACAGAGTCCACGAACCTAGAGGCCATGATGGTCCTAGGGTCGGTCTTGTCCTTGAGCCAAGGGAATTCCTTTCGAGCCGCAGACGCGAACGCCTTCGACTTCTCGACGTAATCTAACTGCTTGGGCAGGTGGTCTTCCATGGCTCGGATTGCGTTAACTTTCGCCTTGGCAATCGATTCCTTGTCAACCGGCTCCTGTCCGTCCTCGTAGTAACCATCAGGGTATCGTTCGCAGAACAGTCGGATTTCCTTTTGCCTCTCGTACTCGGCCTGAATTTTATCCTCATCGTCAAACGCGCTGAATGGATTGTTGGCGTTGGCGCTGGGGACGGCCTTGGAACGCTTGAGATGCTCAAGTTCTTCTTCCAGTTTCTGTGCTCGTTCCTCTGCTTCCTTTCGCAGGGCAGTAAGCTTGGAGATTCGCTTGTCCACGCCCTTAGGCTGGGGACGAGAGTCCTCGTACTGCTCTGTCGATTCTTCTTCCGTGCTCTCGGCTTCGACTTCAGACGCATCTGAAACGTCTTCGTCAGCCGCTTCCCCGGTTTCATCGGTCTGGGGTTCCGATTCCTGCGAGCCGTCCGCAAGAGCTCTTCCGAAAAATCGGGAGAGTTTTTCATCATCAGCGAGGTCGGCACGCTCGCTTGGTTGGGCCATGAGTTGATTAGCCTCGGGCTCAAGGCCGAGGGATTCGGTGTTATCCGGATAGTTAGGGTCCATAGTCAGCGTTACTTAGCACGCAGAAGTAGTCAAAAGGTTGTCTGTTGTACCTGAATCACAAGACGCATCACGTTCGCGAGTCGGTTTGATTCGGGTTGGATTGCTTTTCTCTTAGGGTGACCTTGAGCATGTAGTCTCGGTTAGCCTGAAAAAGCCTTAGGATGTCATTGAACGCAGAAACCCTGCCAGCGGCATGGGCGCGAGCCTCCCCAGTAGTCTGGGGAAGCATCAGCGTGACCAAATCGTTCTGAAAGTTCTCGTCCGTGATGATAAGAACTGACTTGTAGAGCTCCTCAGCGTCTTTGTTGACGAATCCGAAGGCTTTTGTGTTTTGGTCGATGGTTTCCATGGGTTAAATCATTCCCATGCCCTGAAGTGGGCTTGGAACGCCACCGCCTTGCGGGGCTTGCATCGGCTGTTGCTCCTGCTCTGCCTGAGCCTCGCCGACCTCCTGCTGAATCTGTTCAGACGCAGAAGTGACTCCGATGCGTCCGATTTCCTTGTTCTTCTGCTGTTCGACGGACATCTGTAGGTTCTTCTGGTAGTTCTCCAGCAGAATCTGGAAGATGCGGTCCGACTGTGCGGCAGAAGCGGCCTTCGGGTTCTTTTGCAGGATTTCCTGCAAGTACGACATTTTGGACTCAGCCGACGGGTCGTTTTCGACGTACAGGGCCTCGTTGCCGAGCATCATGAGAGCAACATCGTTCATGACATCCTTGTACATCTTCTGCGACGCGGTGGTCTGGTCGATGACGAGCTCCCTCGCGGCGTCCGGCGAAATGGCTTCGATGACAAGCTTGACGAGCTTGTTCCTGTCGATGACGCCACCGCTGTCCAGCGGGACGACAGTCTCGACGATGGCCTTAAGCTTTTCCATGACGAACTCAGGGTCGGTATCCCTGACGTCAAATCGGACGTTGAAGTCGTACTGGCTGTGAATTTCAGACATGTTTTGCTTCAGCGGAGCGCCCGTGATTCTGGTAACCTCTTCCTCTGGCATGAACTGAAGGCAAAGTGAGAACAACTGCTTGTACGCCTGAGTCCAGAAGCCGAGCCAGTTGTTGACCTGCAACTGCTGAAGCATGCGAACCTTGTTCGGGTCAATGGTCTCGCCGACAATGAAGCCGTAGAAGTTTCCAAGATTGGTTTCAATCTGCTGGATGACGCTGATAGCCAGCTCGGCCTTACCCTGCGGAGGCTCCATGAACGTGTAATCGTCCTTGGTGGAGACTGGCAGAACCTGACCGGGGGCGATTCGGTTGAGCGCACCGACCCTTTTGACCACCTTGACGGCAGGCATAATCTCAAGGGCGACGCGGTCCCTGAAGGAGTCGTGCATGGCCTTGACCTCATCCTGCTCGGTCTTGGAGATTTCCGGGATGCCACGGCTTTCCGTGACCTGACGTCGGGTCATCTCGAACCTGATTGCCACGAACGGATACTCTCCGTGTGCGTAGTTCAGCAGTTCCTGAAGTGCGTACAGCTCGCTACCGACGTGCGGAGAGAAGACTGTGTAGTAAATTGCAGGGACTCCAGTCTCGTCAATCTGTCGGTAGTAAGCCCAGACAATCTCAATGAGGTTATCGCCACGCTGGATGTTCGAGTTGAGCATCGTGGTGGTCGGGATGAGGTTCGGGTCATTGAAGTAGAAGTGATTACCCATCGTCTTGGCCGCGGCTTCGATGAATTCCGGATTCCAACCGGCGTTTTGGGCCATGGAGCGGAGTTCGACTTCGGTCATGTACTGCCTTCGGAAGATGACGCGGGCCTGCTGAAGGTCTGAGGTCTCCGGAGGGAAGCAGACTTCGTCGTAAGGCTTGAGGGCGGTAACCTTGGGAAGGTTCTTCTGGACGTAGATTTCCTCAAGTTCACCCTGACCTTCTTCGCGCATTTTCTTGACGAATTTCTTCAGGTCCTTGGCCTTCATCATCGGAAACTTTTCCTTGATGAGCTCGACGGCAAAGTCTTCCTTGGCCGGGTTCATGATGGCTCCGATGAGCTTAGTCGTCTCGCCGCCGCCCATGCCTTGTTCCTGTTCCTGAACGGCATAGAGCTCTTCCATGGTCAGGGATTGCTTCCTGATTCCCAGCTGTCGGTCCCAAGTAATCTGGGCGATGGACCATCCGTAGGTGAGCATGTAGTCGGCTACCAGCTCTGCCTCACGCTGAACCTCCGACCTGAGCTTGGTCTCGATGAGCCACCGCATGAGGTTGGTAGCGCTGGAAGCCGCCATCGTATCTCCAACCTCCGTACCGCCGACCTTGAGCGTAGAGGCGTTGTAGGAGGTCATCAGCATGGCCTTTTGGTCTCGGATGAGCCTGTCAACCAAGCGAACCCGGACGTCGGACGCACCCTCGAAAGGGAACGCAGGGTCGCCTTCGGGGCGGGCCCAGCTGTGCTTCTTGCCGTCGTCGGTCTGTCCGGGCCAGCGAGCGTAGCGAACGTCATCGGCCCAAGACATCTTGGAGACCATCGTGCCATGGTATGCGGAGCGTTCATACTCCTCAAGGAGCACCTTGATGTCCGGCTTCCTCTCATGGTAGACGAGAGGGTCGCGGAGGTGCTTGTTGTCTTTAAGCCTGTTGCTCATTCTTAGGAGGGGTAGAGTTTACTTTGAGGAAATTTTCGATGTCGTCGCGGTAGAACATGTGCTGTTTGCCGACAGTCGTGAAGACGCGGAGGGCTTTTTGCCTGCGGAGGCGGATGAGAGTTGTCTTGGAAAGTCCGTAATGCTCAGCCGCTTCGGCCAGCCTTAGCAGGGGTGGGATTTTGTTGTTCATGTCAGTAAGAGCCTCCCCCGATTGCTTTGTACGAATCGCTACCGCCGTAGTCGGGTTGCATGACGGCGATGTAACGTAGTGCGTCGATGGGGTCCTTGGACGCACCCTTCTCGTTATCCAGACCAGTCCACTCGCGAAGGCACCACATAAGGTTGTGGCACTCATCCGAGATGAAAAGCTTTGGCTGGTTGATTGCGGAAATTTCCTGATTCTGGTCGTAGGCGAACCAGTCGTTGATGATGGAGATGCCTTCTTCGAGCCTGAGGCCAGCGGCAGGCGTGAAGTACATGGCACACGGCTCTTCATCGAGGAGCTGGAGCAGGGTGGTTCCGCCCTCCTTGTTGATTACGGGAGAGCCAGCGGCCCTAGGGTCGATGTACCTTTCGGCGATTTCCTCTCCGTTTTCGAGCGTGAGGATGTGCTCCTTGATTTCCGTGAGTCCCATGCCAGCGCCCTGCTTCTGGGCAGGACCCGGACGCCCGTCTGGCTTCTCGGCTGGCAACGCCCATTCGCCCATGCTGATGTCGGGCCACTCCCTGTAGACGAACTTGTTGCCGTGCTCATCGATGCGTAGCCACACCATGAACCAGTTTCTGGACCCGGCAGGGTCAACGGCCATGTAGTTGGTGCCCTGCTCTGGAATCTGGTCGGCTGGGATGATGTTCGCTTCTCCGAATCTCGGGAATTGGGAGCCAGCAAGTGACTCGGCCCATCCGTAAGCACGAATCTTGACTTCGTACGGACCTCGACCACGCAATGCGAGCTTGATTTGCTCGAACGGAGAGTACCTATTGAGGATGGAATGGAACCAGATTACATTAGCGCTACCCTTGGAGCACTCCGCTATGTATGGCATGTGGCCCTTAGGAATCCCGGGCACATTCTGAGTATCTGGAAGTAAGTCGGCGAAACGGGTCCTTTTTATCCGGCAACCGGCGACGTAATCCTTTACGACAGGCGTGAAGCCCGTGATTGGAGTGAAGGTGAGAATCATTTTACCGCTTCGTGTGACGAGTCGGTAGCGTAACGTCTCAATCCAGTCCTGCGGTACGAGCTCGTCGCACCAAATCAGGTCGGGCTCGCCACCTTCGATGACCTTCTTCTCCTGCCCGTAGTTCATGAAGAAGCATTGCGAGCGATTAGGAAGGACGAACGTGGCGTCGGTGAATCCGTTCTTCTGGGAATACTGGATGTTGGTGACCTTGGTCTTCTTTGCGTTCTTGAATTCCGGTGGCATGTACTTCCAGATGACTGCCTGTTGCATCTGGATGGACGTCTGGGACGTCGTGTGCAGGCACCAAATTCTGGAATTAGGCCTTGTGCAGAGAAGTTGCATCACCCTCTTGGCGGCATACTCCGTCTTGCCAGCTCGGTTACCGCCCATGATGAGCAGTTCGTTGCCGTTCATGAGCAACGCATCGGCGTCCGCCCAGCTATCTGGCTCGTAGCCGTGCCTGTAAGGGTCGGTAATTTCTGCCTGAATCTTCTCCTCGCGCCGCTTCAGGACGTCGGCCGTCTTCTCCGCCCCGATGGTTTGAGCAAGGCCGACTACCTCATCTTCCGTAGGAAGGTGGATGATGGGGTGCTTCGTCAGTCGCAACCCTGCCACGTTCACTACGTCTAGGCTCATTCCTCATCCTCCATGTTGGAAAAGGCCGCGGTAATGGACCTGTCCCATTGCTTCAGGTTCAGAACAGGGAACGCCCCATTGAACGACAGCCCCTTGAAACGGAACGGACCAGCAGTCACGCTGGCTACGGGCAACCCCATGGTAGGCACCATGTTCTTCATGCTACCGATTGCCTCCTGTGCCAGCCGCGACAATTTGCCGTCTCCGCTAATTCGGCCGGAGGCCGAAGCGAAATTTTTGTAGGGCTTGATGCCAGACTTCGCACCGCCCCCAGAGAGGTCTCTCTGTGGCGGAATACGCTCAGTCTTGGGCATCTGACCGCTGGTAGCAGGACCCTGAAGGTTGGCCATAGGATGGTCACCCCAGTAAGACTTACGGCCCTCAAGGGCCTTGTTGCTGGCCGCGAGCTGGGTGTAATGCGTGAGCTGACCCAAGCTGTTCCGTTCAAACTCGGATTCCAGCTTGGAGTCGCCCCGCGTACCAGCCTTGCGTTCAAGACTAAGAATCGCCGCCGGGTCCAGCTTTGGGTTATCCCCGCTGGAGATGATGACGTCCTTATCTTCGGGCATTTAGCCTACGATGCTTTCCCAGATTTCGAGAAGCTTCTCGGAGTAACGGACTCCGACGTAGACGCCGCCGATGAAGGAGATGACAGAAGCGATGATGGTGAAGGTAATCATTTTAACGGGTTGAATTTGGAGGATTCGCCGGGGGCGTAGGTCTCGCCGCGACGCCATTGATTCACTCTTCCGAGCTCATCATTGACGCTGAGCGTGTTCTTGTTGCCGTACTTGTCTGTCTTCATTTTGACACGCCTGCCGAGGGTGCTTTCAGAGAGACGCATGTCCTCAAGCTTGGCGAACGAGATTCCCTGCTTCTTCTTGGACCAAGCGGAAGTGCCGCCCTTGAAGAGCTTGGCGGCAGAAGAAAGAAGCTTCTTAGGAATCTTCATCGGGAAGAGTTCTTCTGTCGCTGGTAGTGGTTCTGAACAGCGTTGTTGGCCCTGTGGAGACCATAGCCAGCGCCGATGGA